ATAGCAAAAGAAGTGGCCCTAACATGACTCTTCTCATGGGCGCGGAATACCTTCCGCTCACCTAACACTTCCAAGGAACCAAGTATCTCACAATTCAAAGTAGTAATCCCATTCAACATGCTCTTTGCATGCAATGGTCCCATCTGTGCTTTTAATTTGGTCCCCTGACTCAAATCAATAGGCGCAAATGAAACAGCCATGGGGGAAGCATTTTTCAGAGCCTCAACAACTGACAAAATTTCCACAGCACACAATTCATCAGAATGACCCTCAATCCCAATAAAGGCACTGACATGTATCCCCGCAACCCAGGCGCTATTTCCTCGCCGCACCACTATCGGGGAACCACACCATCCATCCTGAGTAACAACATCTGAAACTGGATATTTCCACAAACGGCGATGTGGAACGGCAAAACCATTGGCAGTAGAACCGCCAACCTGGGTAACACCAACGTGTAAAAGGTGAGTACCCAGATCACCATTCTCACTTCTCACCAACATGACCGCGTCATCAAACTGGTGCTGCAATCCAAATTGACTCGTATCTACAACGTGTTTAACAATGGACGCTCCACTAGGATGCGCAGACGAAAGCCAGACCACAGCCAAGTCCTTCCCAGGAATCCTCAGAAATTCAGTACCGGCCCGGACTATCTGCTTCCCTGCAGTTCCAGCTCGCACTTTTTTCGCCAAATCACCAGGCATGAGGACTTTCTCGGACATTATATACGTCACTTCCGCCGAATCCCCTCGCAGGGAATGGCCTGGAAATATGAAAAAATTATCCATAAACCTCACAGCACGAAATTCCATATTGCCGATATTTACAATGGCAATGTTGCGTGCCACTTGATCACATAATTGACCAAATGACACGGTCGCTCCCGCTACTGTTGGCATTTCCCTCCCAGAAGGAAGGGGATGCCGCGCAAACTTACCAGGCTGCGGCTGAGTCCAAATACTCTTAACGCCCAAGTTTATCAACTCAGGCTTAGTATCGCCCATGATCAAAGTTTCAGGAGTTGCCCCAACGGGGGCCTGTCCTGTAACAACTGACTCCCACTTACCAGCGCGCATATTCGCTTTCACTATTTCATCTTTCGCATGGTCCAGCTTGCGTTTACCAAGCATAACAATCATGCCCACCAAAACCAAGCATCCAGATCCTAAAGCCACAAAGGCCGCGCTCTGCTGCCGCAATGAATTTTGGGCATTACTATAGGCCTCTTCCAAAGCCATCGCCTCAAAATTAACCTCAGAAAACAAGGATTGCATCATACACACCCCCATTCTCAAGGCAGCTCGAGGATGTACCCAAACGAAACGAAAATAACACAAATAAAATTCCAAAACATGATTGGGAATTTGGCTCATACGGTATCCACCGAATGCGACACTCAAAAAGCATGGCAGCCACAGAAATCCGTTTGCAATTGCAACAATTAAAAAGGAAAAGATGGGCAAAGAGAAGAAAACATACGGACTTCCGGAACGCCGTGCAACTATTGCCACTCTCGTAGCAACATCTCTCACGACGCCCTGCGCCTTTAACCGCATGAAAGATTCATTGGGACATACAGGCCCA